AAGTGGCTTAAGGAGTGATAAAAGTGGCGAAAGCTATTAACGTGATGAAAAATTCAACGATAGCTATGACTGTCGCCCAAAAAGCTATGGCTGCCGCTCAAAAAATTGCGACGGGGGTGCAAGTAGCATTGAACGCAGCAATGGCAGCAAATCCCATCGGGTTAATCGCTGTTGCGGTAGCAGCGGCTGTCGCTGCATTGGTATTGCTCTATAAACACAACAAGAAATTCAAGAAATTTGTTGATGGCATGTTTAGTGCTGCTAAAAAAGCCTTTGATAAGATTTTTAAAGTGACAAAAGAAATCTTTGGCAAGATCATTGATTTCTTCAAAAAGGACTGGAAACAAGTCCTTTTATTTATCGCCAATCCTATTGCTGGGGCTTTCGCTTTAATTTACAAGCATAATAAGAAATTCAAGAAATTCGTTGATGGTATTGTAAAAAGTATCAAAGACGGTTTCTCTAATGCTGGTAAATGGCTCGGTAAGACATGGGATGGTATGAAGAAGACTTGGACGGGTGCGATGGACTCAATGACCAAGAGCACCAAGAAAGGTTTTGAGAAGACCAAAACGTACTTCACTGGTGGTGAAAAAGGCATCAAAGCCTTCACTAACACTGCTAAGAAGTTACTTGTAATCTCTAATCCAGTAGTCGCTGGTTTCGAGTTGATGTACAAGCATAACAAGCCATTCAAAAAGTTTGTCGATAGCACCGTGGACCACGTTAAAGATATGGCGAAAGGCGTTGCAAAACACATGACTAATCTTAAAAAAGACTGGTCTGATAAGTGGGACAACGTCAAGAAATTCGCATCTAAAACATGGGAAGGCATCAAGGGTAATGCTACGGAAGCCATGACTGCCCTTGGTAAAGATATCGACAAACACCACAAAGGCATCAATAAGAATTGGTTTGATGGTTGGGAGAACTCTAAAAAATTCCTATCTAAAAAATGGGATGAAATCGGAGCGTTAACACAAGAGAAATTCGGTGTTAATATTACCAAACTGATTACCGACGCATTGACCAACATCGCTAAATTCTTCAAAGACACTTGGGATAACGTGAAAAAAGGCTTTGGCGAAATGTGGGACGGCATGAAGAAACTTGCTGGTGATGGTATCAACGCTGTCATCGCTCTCCCAAATGCTGGTATTGATGGTATCAATAAACTGATTTCTGATTTTGGCGGTAGCAAAGAAGCTATTTCTAAAATTCCTAAAGTTAAGTTTGCCGGCGGTACTGGTATGTTTAGCTCATATCGAAACCCAATCACTAGACCTACGTTAGCTACGCTCAATGATGGCTATGATAGCCCAGAAACCAACAACCAAGAAATGGTGATTCTTCCTAATGGTAAGTCATTCTTGCCACAAGGTCGAAACGTTGAGTACCTCTTGCCTGCCGGTTCGGAAGTCATCAACGCTAGTGAGTTAGCTATGCTCATGGGTGTTGAACGTGGAGCCTTTGCAAAAGGTACTGGTTTCTGGTCTAAAATCTGGGACACTGCTACCAACGTAGCGGGCTCAGTTTGGGATACCATGAAGAACGGTGTCGATAAATTCATGAAAATGATTGAATTTGTCGGCGATGTCGTTAAAGACCCAGTGGGATCATTGGCTAAAAAATTCAGTCCTAACGCTGATAAGTTAGCTGGTATGTTTAACCCGCTTGGTAATGCACTGTATAAGAAACCAGTCGAAGAAGCTAAGAACTGGTGGAAAGAACTCTGGTCCATGGCTAATGCCTCAATGGATGAAGGTACTGTGGCCATGGGTGCTAAAGGTGATGACTACCGCTTCAAAGATAAGGCAAAAGACGCTGGAGCTGACCCGTGGGGTTACTTCTATCGTGAGTGTGTATCCTTCGTTGCCAGCCGTTTGGCAAACCTTGGTGTTAAACCTAGTCTATTTAGTCACCTCGGTAATGGTAATCAATGGATATCTGCCAGCGTGCCACACTTAAGTAGACCTAAACCGGGTACGGTAGCGGTCTACACTGGTGGTCCTGTTTCAAGCAACCACGTTGACTTTGTCACAGCCGTTCATGGTGACACCTATGATGGTGAAGAGTATAACTATGGCGGTAATGGTCAGTATCACCAATACGCAGGCCGTCACATTGCTAACGCTGCTACTTTCCTTGACTTTGGGGTGCGTGATAGTGGTGGTGGCGGTGAAGACAATAGCAAACCACTTAAGGACCGCAATAGCCCACTTCAAATGTTGATTAAACGTCAAGTCGGTGGCATGTTCGATTGGATTAAGAAAACACTTGGTCCATTGCTCAGCCCAGCCGGTGGTGGTGAAGATAACCCACAGGGTACTGGGGTTTCTCGTTGGCGTGAATCAGTTGAAAAAGCACTGAAAGCCAATGGATTGCCTACCACTCAAGAATACGTCGGGGCTTGGTTGCGACAAATTCAAAGTGAGTCTGGCGGTAACCCTAATGCCGTCCAAGGTGGATATGTCGATATCAATACCTTGACTGGAGACCTTGCCAAAGGATTGGTACAAACAACATCTAGTACATTTAATTCATTCAAGCATAAAGGCCATGGAAACATCTTCAACGGCTATGATAACCTTTTAGCTGGTATTGCTTATGCGAAATCTCGTTACGGTGGTAATATGCTTGCGGTTATCGGACACGGGCATGGCTACGCTAACGGTGGTCTAGTCCACAAGAACGGTGTGTATGAATTGGCTGAAGGCGATATGCCAGAATATGTTATTCCAACGGATATTGCTAAACGTGGCAGAGCGTGGCAATTACTTACTGAAGCAGTGGCACGATTCGCTGGTGATGCCCCACAAGGCAACCACGATAGCACTTCAGATCGTGAGCGTGTTTCTGTCCTAGAAAACAAGTTAGATGTCATGATTGACCTACTCGGTCAATTGGTAACTAATGGTTCTAACCCAATCGAAGTTAGAAATATCATCGATGGTAGAAGTGTGTCAAACGGGTTAGCACCCTTTATGACAAAAGCAACAAACGATTACGAACGCAGACAGGCGTTGTTAGGAGGTAGCATTATTTGATAGGAATGTCAGTAACTTATGACGGTAAGAACTTAACCGAATTATTTAATGAAGGTCAAGGACGTACCGTTCCAGTAGATGTCACTAAAAATGTGGCATCTAACTTCAATAACAACTATCAAGACCAAGGGCGTAGGCGTTATGGTCAGCAATTCCTATATAGCACCTTGTCAGTTAAACAGATTCAAGTATCGTTTACCCTAGTTGGAAACTACGACTACTTTAATACCATCGCTGAAACATTGGGTGGTTATCTGAATGTAGATAAACCGAAACCATTGATTTTTGGTGACGAACCTAACAAGGTTTGGGAAGCTATCCCGTCTGGTCAAGCGTCCTTAACAGTCGATAAGAACACTGCACCTATCACCGCAACAGTAACGGTTACGTTTGACGTGCCTAAAAGTTACGGTGAGAATAAGGCACAAGCCTTGGTAAGTAGCGATGGTGAAACCAAATACGGCAGTATTAAGAAGGTGTCGACCGGGCACTACAAGGCAACTCTAAAGAACTTTGGTACGGCTGAAACCTACCCAGATATTAAACTGAAGTTTAACTCAGATAATGGCTGGGTTGGGATTGTGAAGTCTTCTAGCGAAAGCTACGAGATTGGCAATCCTAACGAAGTAGACACTCGAACAGTCAAGCAATCTGAAATTCTGTTCGATTATGTTTCTAACAACTGGATCACTAATGGTTTTTCTGTTGGTGCTAAAAACCAAGGGCGGTTTAACGACAACTTGCAAAGTTTGAATGGAACACTTGCGATTGATAACGCATGGGATAGGCCACACATTGCCTTAACAAACCGAGGTAGTGGCTCAACTTCCTTGCGTGGTAGCTCGATTACGTGGGAGATTCCAGCGGATTCGAACGGTGAAAAAGGCTCACTATATGAATATATGTGGTGGAGACAAATTTTTTGGCTAGGTGCATCTAATGAGTGCGGATATATCAAGATATCTGTAACGGATGCAAACGGAACGTTTCTCTATGGCGTGGAAACCCTTAAGCATGTCAACGGTCTAGGGTGCGAGTATCGTTTCCTTGCCAGTGATGGCAACGGAAGTTATCGAACACTAGACCGAAAATCATTCTGGGGAACGCATGTCATGACACAAAATCCATTCAATGAACCGCAAGGGTGGGCAGATATGCAACGCTTTGATGATGAAATACAGTTTTATTATCAAGGTGGTTATCCTAAGTTTAAAATCCCAGAGATCAAAGGGAAGAAGTCAGCTAAAATCAATATCGGTTTCTTTGGCATTGGTGATGCACCGCTTGTAACTCACATGTATCTGGATAGCTTCGTTTATCGAAAAGACTACGTCAACAAAGAAGAAGATATTCCTAACCGTTTCCGTAAGGGTTCTATCCTTGAAATTGACATGGCTAAAGGTAAAACCTTGGTTGATAACTTGCCAGCGTCTAATGAGTTAACTTACTTATCCGAGCCATTCAGTATTGGTACGGGTGAAACAGAAATCGACATCTACACATCGAGTTGGACAAGGACTGACCCGACTATTGAAATCACATGGAAGGAGCGTTTCATTTAATGCAAATTTGGATTCATGACAAGAACATGCGTAAGGTGTGTGCGTTGAATAACAACGTTCCTGGCATGTTGCCTTATTCCAACAGTCAGTGGCATCCGTACCTTGAATATTCAACCAGTACATTCGATTTCACAATCCCTAAGATTGTCAATGGCAAACTGCATGAGGATGTTAAATATATCAATGATGATATGTTTGTTTCGTTTTACTACGATAACACTTACCATGTTTTCTATGTGTCGCAGTTAGTTGAGAATGACACGACATTTCAAGTGACATGTAATAACACCAACTTGGAATTGGCACAAGAACAGTCGGTTGCTCTTAAAAGTAACGGGGCGCAAAATATTGCATGGTACTTAGAACACCTTGAAATTCTAGGGTTTACAAATCTTGAAATTGGCGTTAACGAGGTATCTGATAAAACAAGAACGCTTGAATTTGAGCCACAAGACACAAAACTGGCACAATTACACAGTCTCATGTCTAAGTTCGATGCTGAGTTTGCCTTTCGTACTGAGTTAAATAGAGATGGTACGATTAAGAGATTTACTATCGATATTTACCAAATTCCAGACGAGAATCACCACGGTATTGGTAAGGCTCGTGGGGATGTGGTGCTACACTATCAAAACGAACTTAAGGGCGTACAAGTTACGAGCGATAAGACACAGTTATTCAATGCTGGTGTGTTCACTGGTGCGGATGGTGTCAATCTTGAGAGCGTGGAGTTTGAGGAAAAGAACGAGCTAGGGCAAGTAGAGTTCTACTCTAGGCGTGGCAGTAGCTATGTATTTGCTCCACTTTCACGGGAACGCTACCCATCTACCATGAATCCAGATAACGCTGATAACTGGACACGCAAGGATTTTCAAACCGAATACAAAGATGTTAATTCTTTGAAAGGGTATGCCTTGCGTACCATCAAACAGTACGCTTACCCACTCATGACCTACACGGTTGATGTGCATTCTAGCTTCATGAATAGCTACAAGGATGTTAACTTAGGCGACACCGTTAAGATTATCAATAATAATTTTAGAGGTGGGCTAGCTCTTGAAGCTCGTGTCACTGAAATGATTGTTAGCTTTGACATGCCACTTAATAACTCGGTTGTATTTTCTAACTACCGTAAAATCGTGAACAAGCCATCGTCCGACTTGCAACAACGGATTGATGAAATCGCGGCTAGAGCCTTGCCATACCGTGTCGAGATCACAACTACCAACGGCACAGTTTTTAAAAATGGTGTTGGTCGTTCGACTGTTAGACCAGTCTTGAAACAAGGCGATAAAACTGTTAACGCAACATGGCGTTTCGTGATTGATGGTGCTATTAAGTATGTGGGTATGACCTACGACATGGTAGCATCACAGATTACCCAACCAACCGCCTTAACAGTTTCGGCATGGGTAGATAATAAAGAAGTAGCTTCAGAAGAAGTTACTTTTTTAAATGTCTCGGACGGTAGAAACGGTACTCCTGGACCACAAGGACCGACTGGACCAGCCGGACCTAAAGGGGATAGAGGTAATGACGGCTTGCCCGGTAAGAACGGGGTAGGCTTGAAAACTACCACGATTACCTACGGCATGAGCGACAGTGACACTATCATGCCTACGAGTTGGACTTCCAATCCGCCTATCTTGGTCAAGGGTAAATACCTATGGACTAAGACCCAGTGGATGTATACAGACCAATCTAGTGAGACTGGATATCAGAAAACATACATACCACAAAACGGCTCTAAAGGTGACGACGGGCTTCCAGGTAAAGATGGCGTGGGGTTAGTAAACACTACACTACGCTATGCGAAATCAACGGATGGTGTCAATAAGCCGTCTGGTAGCGTAATCGCAGCGATCAGTGATAAATACCAACCATCTAATTCAACGACTGACAACCTCATCATGACTGGTAGACGTGTCCGATTAGAACAAGGTAAGACTTACATTTTATCTGCCGAAACTAATGGAACGTTTACCAATCAGCACGATGTGAGTGCAAGTAATAAAGGTGCTACAATCTGGATTATCAATCCAAGTTTTAGCACTTGGGCTGTTATTTCCGATAGCAACACGGCTAACGGTACGAGATACACACATAACCGCCCAACTGGTGAATACGAAATTCGTGTCAACACCTATACAACAGACAACTCGACATGGGTTAAAAACATTGTATTTGAGGACGGTACATGGTCACCAGACATACCAGCGGTCAACCCCGGTGAATATCTATGGACTAGAACGACATGGTTCTATTCAGACGGAACGAGTGAGCAAGGCTTTTCCGTTGCGAAAATGGGCGAACAAGGTCCTCAAGGTGTCAAGGGTGACACTGGTGCGAAAGGTGATAGGGGCGAAAAAGGTGATAGAGGGTTGCAAGGGGTACAAG